GCCCCTTGTAGCTGCTCATTAGCTGCTAGTAGACGTTCAGAATCACCGCTTTCATAGGCTTCTTTGTACTCACGACGGGCACTATTAAGCTCCATCTCTGCTGATTGCTTAAAACTTTCAACAAGAGTGTTTTCACCCTGAGACAAATTACCGCGAAGACGCTTATTCTCTTCAAGCATCTTATTCGCAAAGGCTAATGCCTCTTGCTGCTCACGAGTAGCGCGTTCTTTTTCACGGCGCTCGTCGTGCCAAACTTTTTTCATCTGCTTAAGGCGGGTCTTCACCTTATCAGAATAGTCATCTAGTTCGTCAGCTTCGAGTTCATCAACAATCGCCTTAGGTAAAGGATCACGATTGCGATCTTCTGGGGGAGTATCATCCTCCACTTCGATATCTACACCATCAAGTTCGAACTCGACGTCATCATTTTCATTAGACATTAGTTTTACTCCTCATGTTCTTTTCGCCGGGGGTATGGGCATCATAGAAACTATTTCTGGGGGTAGTACGCCATAACTCAACGGCTTCTACGCGTGAGATTGGTTTATACTTCCCTCCAAAAGTAGCCCGTAGAATAGCCCACTGAAGACCCATACGCTCAGTCCACCACGCTAATGTTTTACGCACGAGAGACACCTCTTGGGTCTTGGACTACACCTTCGACCGAATCATCATTGATGATCCGAAACTCACGACCGTGAATTTTGAGGCGTGAACCCGCGTGCGGACGTGCAAGGATAAAGTCACCTTCTTGACACCAAGGGCCGGTGGGGAACCGATTTTTATCCTTGTAGCAATCTGGGCCCATCTTCAGAACGAATAGCACTGTAGTCAGAATCTCTTCGTGGTGAATAGTCATGTCTGACTTAAGGATACCACCCTCAGTCTTTCTATCGACCTCTGGCAAGGCGCACAGAATGCGGTACCCTGATGGGTCCGGAAGTTGCCTAGCCTTCTGTTCATCTGTATCCGGGAGGACTGTAGCCTCATCAGGATTATCGGGGTTTGTGCCGATAAGTATCTCAGTCATCTGCCTCTTCCATTCTCTCAGCGGTTTCCATTAAAATATTATTAGCGATTCGTAACCCACGGATGATCCCGCAAGCATACTTGTAATCACTAAAGTCCTTAGCTCCACCTAGAGACATATCTGCCTCCATGCGAGCAAGCTCGTCATTTACCTTTTGGGATAAATACTTGAGCATATCTGTACTCATTTAGGCTCCTCTTGGATTGTACGGTTTTCAGGTGCTTGCATAGCTTGCATGGTTTGCGCCATTTGAGCTTGTGTTTGTTTCTCCATGCCTTGCGTATGAGTTTTATCCTGCATACTAGTAGCATGGGCTCGTTGAGAAGATTCACGGGCAACATCTACCCCAATACGAAGCCCCTCAACTTGCTGTTTTGCCGACAAGTTAGCCTTGTCAGTGGCAATCTTTGCGCCTACCTGCAGACCCGCAATGCGTTCCTGCGCAGCTATGCGCTCGCGTTCAATATCTAACTTATCTTTTTGAGTAGCAGCATCGACAACCATCTGCTTCTCTTTAATAGCTACTTCTTGTTTCTTCAGCTCAAGTTCAGCCTGTTGCATTTGGACAATAGGGTCCTGAGCAGTCTGTTGAGCCTTCTGTTGGGCAGCTTTAGCTTGGTTATCCTGAAGAACCTTCTGGGCTGCAGCGGCTGCGAGGCGTGAAATTTGAAGCTCAGTATCGGCGTCCATCTCTGCATCAGGCGCAGGATACGGTACACCCGCTGCCTCTTCGATCTGCTTGCGATATTGAAAGGCTACATGTTCTGCAATATGGGCCGCTGCAGCAGCTTGGATAGCTGAAGCATTAGGGCTTTGACCAACCATCTGCATAATAGTTGGGTCCTGCATGGCTGATGTATGAACTGCAATATGAGCTTCATGGTCTTGGGTAAGAAATGCCTTTACGGGTACCCCCTTAATCACATTCATATTTTCAGATACAGGGTCTACAGGCTTTTCATTATCTGTAGCCATTGGCACCAACTTAGCAGCATTACGTACACCAAGAACCTCTAGCATCTGGCGGTGTAGATATGGCAAGTCATAGAGGTCTGGAGAACCTTGAGCCATTTGCATGACTGCCTGATACTGGACCACTTTCTGGGCCATAGTAGCTGCGTTAGGATCACTTACAGGAACTACATCTACACTATCGTAATCAGACTTCTTAGCTTTAGAATCACCCTCTTCAGGCTCATAGGAGTACTCTGCGGGAGTATAATCCCGAATAATCTCCTTCAGAAGTCGGAACTCTTGGCGCATAGCGTAATGAATACGCGCCTGCACTGCACTCATAACCTTAAGAGTACGCTCAAGAATGGCTAATGTAGTACCTACGGGGCTATTAGCACTCATATCCGCAACTTTAAGGTCCGCTGCAGACGCGAAACGCCGCCCTTCATCCACAATTGTACCTAGCAGGCTATAAAGGACCTGTGAGGGCTCCTTATAGGGTAGAGGCATGATATTATCGCGCATCGTACCAGAAGCTACGTCTACATCCCGCCATTCGCCGGGAGCAATTGGGGTATCATCACCCTTTACACGGAGCCCTTTAGTCTTAAACCCGCCCGGTAGATTAGATAGAGTACCAGCGTCAACAAGCTGCCGAATAAGAGCAGTACCAGACTTAGCGAAAGCACCAATAAGGTGAATGAGCCCGAAAGCGTAAAAACCAAAGCCCGGAATGTACGAATAGTGAACAAAATGATTGCGCTTTTGCTTGTTTTCATCGTCAGGGTCCCAGTTTCGGCGGATAGCCAATACAGTTTGGGTACTTTTTTCGATTGTAACAATATATGGCAGAGCAATCCCCGTCTCTTCGCCATCATCATTTAAATCTGGATAGCCCGGTAGGTCCAAATCAATGTGCATTTCGAGGAGCTTATAGCGGTCATCCGTAGAAGCACGAAAACCCTGTTGCTCAGCAATCTTTTTCTCAACTTCGTCAAACGAATCAGTTGGGTCACCTAGCTCTGTATCGACATAGAAACCAGCAGCTTGCAATTTTTTAAGTTCATTAGGTGTTTTACGCATCACATGAGTGACACGCTCTGAAGTTTGAAGGCTTGATGCACCATATGGTACCACCACATCCTCAGCAGGTACAAAAATCGATGCTTGGCGACCTAAAGAAGGGTCAAAATAAACTTTTTTAAAGGCATTACCCGCCAAACCAAGGCCCCAAAGCATACGTTCATGCTCAGGACGATACTCAACCATGCGTTCGGTCAATTGGTAGTTCATATCATCACGCACACGGTCAGATGCTTCGATCTTTTCCTGTGTTTCCTTACCAATAATCTGAGTTTTCACCGGCCCTGCAGCGGGGAAGGTATCCATCATGGTCTCAGCTTGAAACTTAACAAGCGCTTCACTCAGCAATGGATGATAAACACCACAAGCGCCAGACCAAGGTTCAGAACGCTCTTCGACCTTAAGACCGAGTAGCTCCAAACCATCGACGTAGGTCTGTATCCAATCTTTGCGAGACGAGATATCTTCGTCAAAATCGCTCAGAAGATCACTAGCGATAGACTGTAGATCATCATCATCCATATCTTGAGCGAGGTTTGCACTAAAATCTTCATAGCTAGCCTCTCCACCCGGCTTAATCTCAATCTCTTCACCACCCATACGAAGATTAACACTCTCCGGGTCTTCAATCTCAATTTCTAGATCAGGTTCTTGATCAGCATTTATCAAGTCAGATAGGCCAACAGGAGCTTGGTTTAATGCTTTATATACAGACATGAGTATCTCCTACCGCTTCTTCAGCGTAGCGGTATTTGTTTTAGGGTTATAGGTAAATGAATCTGGTGACTTATTAGCAGCTTTCGCTGCTCTATCTTTCGCGCGGGCTGCAGCAGTCATATTATCACGTGCTTTACCTTCAGAAGTTAAGGTTCCCTTCGGAGTCATCTGCCCACGCTTAATAAGTATAGCGCGAGCTAAACCTTCACTACCCGTTTGAGCAGTCAAGCGTTGTAGTAATTTATGTTTACCCATAAACTTCTGCGTAGCCATTAGTAATATCCCTTATGCCTGCGACTTTTAAACCCTTGGATTTCGTCCGGTTCATCTAGCTTTGTCTGTATATACCCTCCTTTACGGAAACGCATAAGGGCTAGCGAAGTAGAGTCAACATAGTCATCGTGGTCGCCAGATGGGAACGAAGCTACTTCATCGATAACCTCTTCGGCCCAACCCATATTAGGGGCCCATACTCGCCCAGAAGCAAAGATATCTGATACAGCATTCAGGCGGCTAATCTTGTCATTACCCTTGCTGGGGGTAAACTCTTGCACTGGTATACCCATTGCTCGCATCTCATAAATTAGCGGCGCACCAGAGGCTTTCTTCTCAATGATAACGCTGTCAGGCTCCCACTCCTTGTAATGCTCGATAGCAACTTGCTTGAGCCGCGGAAACTCCATACGTTCTCGGTAGGCATTGAGGAGGATAATATTAGCCTGCGTCTCCCCAGTATCATCCGGTTGGTAGAATACACCCCACGTCGTAACTGCCGAATAGTCAGCACGTTGAGATTTCTCGAAGGCCGTATCCCATGCCATAAGGATGAA